TAGCCCAGCCCCCAGACTTAGCCACGCCACTTTGTTTTCTGAATTATCCCAGAAGGGGATATTGTCAGCAGATGCAGGTGAAGCAGTAGGCACGAAGTAGTCAAGGCTGTTGGTGTACCAGAGTGCTCCATTAGTGGCACCTGCAAACTGATAACCGGCAGTTTGTACCTGAAACAGAAAGGGTGTGGCGTGCAGCGTGATACCAGCACCTGCACCTGTATCCAGCATGGTAATTCTGGCCAGGTCATTCACTGCACCTGCTCCCAGATCCAGCCTGCCACCTGAATACACAGTATCGTAGTAGCTTTTGATGTAGCCCATCTGGGTGGGCACAGTAGCCACCACATCACTGAAAGTCATAATCAGGTCAGTGGCTGTGGGGTCTATGGCCAGACTCTGGCCACCACTGGCCACTGTCAGGGTGCCCCCCAAACTGATATTGGCACCTGTCACCACTGAGCCAGACACACCCCCGAAAGCCCCAGCGTTATTAAACTGCAGGCTGCTCAAAGGGGTGCCAGGTGTGCCCCCACCAAGTGCTGGGGCTGGCTTCCACTGTGGATACAGGTGCATCACACCCCCGCCTATGTCCACATTACTGACAGTTAGAATCTTCCCTTCGTCATCAGGGTCAGTGGCGTGGCTGAATACTTCCAATGGTACAAAGTAGCCTGCAGCATTCTTGTAGTAGATGGCCCCTGTACCACCTTGTGAGAATAAATAGCCATCAGCAGTGACTGCAAAATAGGGGGTCACTGCAGCACCCCTGATAGTCACCCCACCAGTGCCTGCATCAGTCTGCAGTAGTTCGATTCTGGCATTTCCAAAGTCACCTGCCCCTAATTCCATCAGCCCTGATGGTGGCCCATAGGCAGTAGTGTAATAACTCTGCAGATACCCCAGCGCCTTATATGCAGGGCTGAAGTACCCATAGAACATGATCCTTCCAGCCACATCACCAGTTTCCAGATACAGCCCTGTGGCCTTGGTTCTCTTAAAGTCTAGCTGGGGGCTTTCACCATCATGAGTCTTGGCTATGGTGAATACCTGCCCAGTGCTCTGTTCATCATGCATTGCCCCCACCACGTGTAGCTGCACTGCAGGGGTCAGGGTACCAAGGCCCACAAGCCCTGCACCTGCTTCTGTGATGATGGCTTTTTTACTGACTATGTTAGGCGTGCCAATAGTGAAGGGTGCCCTGATCTTGATGCCTTCCCATTCAGATACCGTGGTAGTGCCTGCCACTGCCATACCCAGGCTGAAGCCAGTCACCGTATGAGTAGACACCCCTATATTGATGTCACCATGCAGCAGCAGGGCATTCAGGTTGCCATTGTGCAGGGCAGTGCCATCCCTGTGCAGTGACAGCTTCAAGGCGTTCATATAGGTCAGGGCCAGACTGCTGCCCCCATCAGTTAGCTGTAAATGGCTGGCTGTCTGGGCTGATGCTGTGTGACCTGTGACCAGCGCACAGTACCCATGAAATACACCTGCAGTATCAGCACCAGTGTTTTGCTGATACACGTTCAGCCTGTCTACCACCCCCGTTTCTATGCCCATGGCTACTTTGCCATCTGCAGCCACTGACATGGCAAAAGTGCCACGCGTTTCTATTCTCAGGGCTGACTTCTGACTGGCAGTACCACTGACCCTGAGCAGCATTAATGGGCCACCAGCAGCACCAGTGCCAGGGGCAAGGCTTTCAAAGACTGTGCATTCTTCTGCTTCAGCACCTGCATAGTGAAACACTAGCTGGTGGTTTCCCATTTCAAAGGTGCTGATGTCAGTAGGGTCAAGTACCTGATCCAATCGGGGGAAGGCACCAGAGCCACTATTGATGAATTGCAGATTGACTACTTCGCCATTGTTTAGATTCACACCCCCATAGCTGACCAGCGCCACTGGCCAGTGCCTGTAGTCACCGTGGTCTGTGGCAGGGGCTGTGACGTTGTACCTGACCCACTTGGTGGGGTCATCACCATCCTGTGCATAGATGTGGCTTCCAGGTATCAGGGTGTCAAAGGTGGCTGCAAAGGCCAGACTATCAGTGGATGTTTCACTGATCCTGATTTCTGTAGCCAGGCTGGGGTCTGCATTATTGATGGCCACCACGCCTGTGGCTGGTGGGCCAGTAGTGGCATTAGACCAGAGCCAGTGCCCTGTAGGTGCTCCACCTACCCCGGCACCCCCAATGTCAAAATATGGCCCAGTGTTATAGCTTAATTGCAGCGTGGTGCCATCTGCCTTGGGTCTCATTCTCAGGGCACCAGGGGGGCTGACTGGTGCAGTGCTCTGCTCAGAGACATCCATAGTGAAGGCTGATGATTTAATTTGACGTCCCATCAGGGTGTCTCCATAAGCACCATAGTCCCGTCATCTGGATCATATTCCAGAAATGCTGGATCTATTTCCGTTTCCTGCTGGCCATCAGTCAGGGCCTTGAAAGCCCATGTACCTTTCTGCTGGATAATATCAATGGGTACCCTGTGCAGGGTTTCTGGTGACCAGAGCACAAAGCCTTCATTAATGGCATGGCTTCCGGTCATCCCTGCAGTATCACGCAAGCCCCGCTTAAGCTGAGATAAACGCCACACCCTGCCTGCACCTTCATCAAACCCATAGAGTTCACTGACATCATCCACATCCCTGAATTGCAGCACTTCTTTCCCTAGTATGCAGAGATTGGGCTGGGTGCTTTTCACGAAGGCATCATTCAGAATGCCCAGCACTGTGCTGGTGCCCAGCCCAAAGGGGAAGTCTATGTCTACCGTGTTAACTGCATCCACCCCACTGCCAGTACCCAGCACTGTGCGTGCCTTCCCTATGACTGCTGCAGTCCGGGTGGCTGCTATCGGGTAATACTGCTTAAAGGTGTCATCAGATCCACAGAAGTTCATAAACAGTGTGGCACCACGCCATGATCTGGGTGGGTCAGTATCTGATATGGTACGTGGCCCTGCTGCCCAGTACAGCCCGTCAAACCCGTCATGGTCATCTATCAATGGGGGTGCATTCGATAAGATATAAACAGTGTCAAGTGGCAGGGCACTGTCACTGGGCACTGGGGGTGTGATGATAACTTCGCCAGGTGGCCCTACACCTGCAGCCCTTAGCTGTCTGATACCATCCACTTCTACCTTATCCCCCGGACTAAATGACATGCCCAGTATCCGCATATCCAATAGCTGGCCATTGGGTGCAGGCACTGTAAGCACATCACCCGGATGATACTTGATATATTTCGGGGGCAGCACCAGCTTCAGTGTGTCTGTCTCTGTTCTGCTTCGTGCCAGCAGGTTGCTGGCCCTGTGCCTGACTTCTTCATGAAATGCAGCCATTGGCAGATACACTTCTTTCACTCCGGTACCTGCTCCAAACTGCAGCGCATAACCTACCGTGGCTTCTTCATACTTAAAGCCAGGGTCATAAAATGTTATCTCTACACGCTGGGCCACTTCTGTCAGGCTTTGCTCAGATGACATCAGAAACTTTACTTCTTTCTGGTCATCTTCTTCTCTGCCTGTACTGACTGCCCCAAGGTCTGTGTCAGGTACCAGCAGGCTGCTGGGCTGACCCAGTTCTATAAACTTTAATTTCCCATCCACTTCTGCACAGTCAAAGGGTGACCAGATGGTTAGGGCTTCAAATGTGCTTTTAGGTGCCAATGGCCCTGTGATTATCCAGCCCATTGGCCCATCAGTGGGTGCTCCATTGGTGATCTGGCTGGGCTGCACGCCTGCATAGGTGCATTCTGCTATGACTATCTGGCTGATGGTGCCATCACTATTCAGCACTTCAAACTGGTATTGGGGAATAATGTTATAGCTGGGGGTCAGGTCTACATAATCCAGCCAGACCACCACGCTGCCCCTGTATGCAGGTACGTCATCATCCAGCACTGCACCCACTTCAGTCTTATACCATTCACATCTGGTGGTCTGATCTTCTCTGCCCAGCAGTATCTGCAGCCTTTGGGCATAGAGTAGGTTAGCATCCCAGATGCCCTGTACCCCTTCCAGCACATTGGCCCCTGTCAGGCTTTCACCACTACGCTGATATAGGACATTCCCATTTGCCCAGATGCGGGTTATCCCCAGAATGCTGTTGTTTCTGTTCTCACATACCAGTATGCCCATGCTGATAGAATAGCCAGTAGTGGGTGGAGTTGAACGCTTGCCCCCTGAATTTGTGTATACAGGTCTCCAGTGTATGTCACCCAGCCAGATAATCTTTCCACCCACTGCACAGGTGCCATATATCCGGGGGATACCTTCGCCTTCTCTGGATGTGGTTAGCTGTATATCTGGTCTGGCTGCTTCTCCGGGCTTGGGTCTGGGGGCTACTAAACGCTGCAGCAGATAACTGGCACCTACCACCACTGCAGCTACAGCCACATCTGCCAGAAATGCCAGAATAGCTGCCGTGGTCAGGAAAGGTTCAAGCAGAAGAAAAGTCATAGAAACGCCATATGTGTACCGTATCAAGGGGGCTGATGGTCACAGTGCCATGCCCACCGGGGTCTATGCCCACTGCACGCCATTCACCATCAGCCTGCACCACGATACCAGCATGCTGGGGGGCATCTTCTGAGTAGGCAAAGACTGCAATACAGCCCTGCTCAGGGTCATCACGCCTGACTGCCATCTGGTCAAACAGATCAAACATTTCACGCTGGGGTGGGTAGGCATATGGTGGCAGCTTTAAGTCAGCAGCCAGATACCCACACTGCTTACCTACCCAGAGCACTACCCCGATACAGTCAAGGCCATACTTTGGATTTCTGCCATAGGGCTTGAATTTCACGCGTGGTGACAATAGTGACAAAGCAGCAGCAGTGATTTTGTCTCTGTCTAAACTCATAATCTTTCCGTGGTGGCCAAAATGCCATCTGCTGCCTTGTAGATGATGGCTCCAGCCAGGTCAGGGTAACCCCTGAAATTCACCAGATTGCCATTAGGCTGGGCTACATTCTTAAATTTGTTTCTGCACTGCCATTCAGACCTGTCACAGCCAGCAGTGGCGCTGCATGTGTCACCCACCGTGATAGGTGCTCCCGGCTCCATGACCAGTTCAAGCCACACACCCCCGATCATTTCATCAGCGTGCCTGCCTATCTCTGCTGTATAGCCAGCATTCCCGCCACTGATCCATGTCAGATAGCCACTATTAAACCAGCTAACTGTGCCTATGATGCCTGTGAAATTGTACCCAGTTACCTTGAATAGAATGCTGGTGCTAATGTCTGAAACTGTCAGGGTTTGCGTGAATGGCGTGCCTGCAGTGCTGGTGCTGGATAAATCAAACTTGCACCTGCTGTCACCTACACGCTGCACATCACACTGCCTGCTGGTGACTCTGCCCACTGGCTGTGATAGCTTCTGGGTCAGCCCCCTTAATTCCACTGTGAATGAATTGTCAGCTATATCCACCCTGCCTATATTGCCAGTCTGATAGGTATAGCCACCATCTGATGGTGTGTCATAGTTGCAAAATCTTCTATCAAACAATGCTTCTCTGAATTTCCCTTTAAGCACATCAGCCATGGTGATAATCCCTGACTGAAAGAAGCCCTGCCCCTGACTGGTGTCTATTTCCATTTTCAGACCTGACTTCACTTCTGATACCTTCATGCCAGGTCTTGCCAGATACAACACACCATCCACAGTTAAAGGCTGTATATGACTGGTGAATGCCAGGACTGGCCCCACCGTGGGGGTGAT